AGTTAACATAAAACTCAAGTTCTTGCAGATGTTTATTAATTAAAGTATTCATCACAGGGAGATACTTTCTAATAATTGTACTTTTAACTCCGCCATCCTTGAGGATGTCTGCAACAATTTTTAACTCAGTAGATCGCTTAGCAATTTGACGACGTTGAAGTTCCTGACCCTTTCCTTGATCTATAAGAGTTTTCATCTTTTCCTTTTCTCTATCAATATTATCAGTATTATCCTTTAATGATTGAATTTTATCTTGAGTATCTTTAACTTTGTCCTTCTTCCAATTAATCGTGCTAAAACAGTTATTAATTTTGTTTTGCGATTGATTGATATTTTTTTGAATGATATTCCGTTGAGTGAGACTCTCATTTAGAGTTGTTTGTTTTGATTTAATATCAAGCAAAGCATCATCTAATTTTTCAATATTTTGTTTATTTTTATTAACATTCAGTTCTCTAAAATCTTTAGTGATATCTTGATTACATGTTGGACATGTATCATTAGAAGTTAAAAAATTAATTTCCTTCTCCATATCTTTTATCTTAGACTTAAACTTAATGTAAAACTCATTTAGTTTAGTTAGTTCTTTTTGAGGATTTGGATAAGCATTCATTTGCTTAGTCATCGTATCAATTTCAACCATATGTTTCTCAAGTTCAAGTTGATTAGAATCAATGTCTCGTTGCATATTAGCAATCTCTTCTTCCCAAAGAACTACATTCTCTTCACTTTGTTTCTTTAAATCAACAATAAATCTTTTTTGAACTTCTACTTTTTCTTTTAAAATAGAAATAGAATAATCTATATCAGATACTGCTTCTTTGTTTTCTTTAACTCTATCTTTTAAAATAGAATTCATAGTAGAAAAAATTCTAATATCTAAGATATCTTCAATAACTTCTCTGCGTCCTGCTGCTGGAAGTTGCATGAAAGGAATGAACGTAGATGAACCAAGAACAACAATTTGTGTAAATGATTTATAATTAAGTTTTAAAACATTTTGCTCTAACCACTTTTGCTGGTCTGCAGAAGATGCACTTTGATCTAATATGTTTCCATCTTTGTATATTTCAAAAACAGTCGGTCTCATTCCACGTTTAATTTTCCAATCAATTTTACCAATAGAAAATTCAACCTCAACTACACAGTCTGCAAGGTTTACAGTGTTGACTAGTTGTGGTTTATTAATTTTTCTAAATGGTTTGTTGAAAAGACTAAAACACAGAGCATCTAAAATAGTAGATTTTCCCGCTCCATTTTCACCCACGATTAAAGTTTTATTGTGAGTGTTTAAATTTATTTTAGTAAAATTATTTCCAGTAGATAAAAAATTCTTCCATTTAATAGTCTTAAATTCAATCATCGGGTTCTGCTGGTGGGATAATAATGTCGTTAGGTGTTACTATACAATAAGAATATCCATTCTGTTGACACACGTCAATAGCAGTTTCGTCATCTACTTCAACAGGTATCAATTCAGGATAGTCATCTGCTGCTAAAAGTCCACAATGCCTCTCAGCATCTTCCTCCTCTTCAAAAAGATACAGGATGTTATCAGTTCCAATTGAAGGAGCGTATGCTCCCTCAGTTTCTTTCCCCTTTAAAGTTAAGATATACATTATTCTATTTGCATTGATTCGGAATATATTGATCCAATAATTGATTTAAGTGTATCTTTGTCTTCATAATCAATCTCTTCTACGTATTTTTCTAAGAAAGATAGAGTTCCTTCAACTTCAATATCTCCAGAAGGATTTATTTCTTCTTGAGAATTATCAATAATTTTTAAATCGTGAACACCAACTTTATATAATTTCTCAATAAATTCATCATACTTATAATAGTTAGTACGTTTCTCTACAATAAGTTTTACAAATCTATCTGCATAGTCATTCACTTTTATATTATCTGGATCGTTAGTAGTATCATCATAGTAAATTTTAGAAAACATAACAAAGGGATTCTTAATAAATTTAAGTTTAGTAGTTTGAGTATCAAACAAATGAAACCCTCTCGTGTCCCCAAAATCATTCCAGTACATTTGGTAAGGATTACCCAAATAGTAAATATTATCAGAATTTGATCTATGATGAAAATGACCTGAAAATACTTTCTTAAATTTAGAAAATATTTCTCGACTCATTCCATGATCCATATAATATCCAACATGTGCCTCAAATCCAGACAGTTCAAGATGACCCATGCAAATATTTGCAGTAGTATTTGAGATCTCATCATAAGTTTCTGTCTCATTATCTACACAAATCCAAGGAATGAAGCAAATGTCAAGACCACCTATATTAATAGTTTCTGGTCTCTCAATCAAATTCACATTTCCATATTCTTGCAGTAGTAGTTTGATAGCATTGATACCAAGAGTATTTTTATAGTAAGAAGTATGATTACCAACCAGTGTATAGATTTTAATTCCTCTAAGAGCAAGAGGGTCGTAGTAATTGGTTTTTGCCCAATCCAATGACCAGAAATCAATTGACTTTCTATTGTCAAAAGTATCACCAAGATCAAGCACTGTAGTAATTTTATTCTTATCTAAGAAAGGAAAGAATACCTCGTCATAAAACTTCTTCATGTAGTCGTGAAAAATTTGACTACCTTTTCTCATACCAAAGTGCTGGTCTGTAATAATAGCGACTTTCATCAATACCTCATTTTTTGCTCAAGAGAGTTTTTAATTCCTTCATAAGATGCCTCACATCCATGCTCATCACCAGTAAATACTTCACTATATCCAGACTTCTCAATCATCCGGTTCTTAATATCTACCTGCTTCTTTTCTTTTTGGATCCTACGTAAAAATGCATAGTAAATAATTTGAGTAAAATATGCAAATGGATTTGTAGATTTTGATGGATCAAAATTATCAATGTATGTAATACAGTTCTCAATACCATCACCTATCATATCGTCTTTGAACATATAGTTAACAAAGTTTGGTTTATATGAGAGATGTTGAGCGATCTTCAAAAAACATCCACCAATGTATTCTCCAACTGGTGGTTTTTTGTCGCCAGTTTCTTTTGCTTTTTCTACTCTCTTCTTATACTCAACAATTGCATGTAAGAAGTCTTTGTTGTTTACGTAATGTTCTTTTTGTTTTGACATTATAGTTTTAGTTTGTCTTCTTTACCTACAATAGCATAGATTACAGGGCTTGACAAGTTGTCCGATTTCGACTAGGATAACTCGGTCAGGGTTAAAGGGACAGCTTTAAGGCTTTATACATTACTTAGAGTCTTTAGAGTCCTTCTTATCAGATGAGTCTAATAGAAATAGTTCTTCTAGTAGTGTTCTAGCATCTTCAATAGAGGAAATGAGACCCATTTGTTTATCAATAGAAACTCGCCCGTCGTCAGAACGTTTTCTTTTTTTATATTTTTTATTTGATGGTGTCTCGCCTGTCTCAAGTTTAAATAAACTTTCCTTATAGAACTCTATTGCCTCGTCATTGATTTCAGTGAATGAAACAATAGAATCACCATTAATAATAAAATTATCTTTTCTAGAAGTTTTTAACCAATATTTTATTTTTAATCCATGGATAACTCCAGGAATTTCAATCTCTTCTATCTCTATTGGATATTGAATTTTTATGTAGTCTTGTTCTAAATTAGTTTCTGTTACAATGCATAATAATTCTTCACCACTAGATAATTTTATATTTGCGAAAAAAGATTCCATACTTAGTTTTTTACTTTAATGTTTATTATTTCATAATCAAAATTTTCTTGATTATAAATTTTAACTCTTTCAAATAAATGTTTCAATGTGTAATTGGGATTAGTACTATCCTTTGATGTATCATCAGCAATGTCATAAAGAATTGCCATATTTTTATTTTCACCTTTTCTAAGTACTCTACCAATAGATTGTAAATTTCTTACTCTTGATTTTGATGGAGATGCAAAGATAATGTTATGTAAATTTTTTATATTAATACCTGTGGAAAAAGTACCATAACTTGCAATAATAATTGCATCAGATTCATTTTCAGTAATAGATCGAATTTCTTCACGATCTTTTACATCGACTCCACCGTGTACAAAAAATACTTTTCGATTACTTCTTACACTGCTATTTATCAATTCGTAAAGTGGTTCACCATGCTTTTCCACATAGTTGAAAAGAACTAGAGTATTACCACCTAAATCTAAAGTAAGATTTTTAATAAAATTATTTCTCTTTGGATGAGATACTAAGTAATCTATTTCTTCTTGATAGTTATCAAATTTAATATGATGATGTCTTAATGAAAGAATTTTAATTTTCAATCTAGACAAATGTCCTTGTTTAATTAATTCATTTGTATTTGTAATTTTTTCATGTGGTCCAAATAAACCTTCCAATACTAATTTATTTGTTTTGCTTCCATCTAGGGTGCCGGTAAACCCTACCCTATATTTTGCATGATGTAATTTAGTTAAAATATCTGTCAAAGATTTTGCTTTGAACAAATGTGCTTCATCTCCGATTACTGCAGAAAACTTTTCAAAATATTTTCTGTGTTGTTTGTATATAGATTGCCATGTAGTAATTGTTACTGGTTTAGAAGATAACTTCTCATGACCAGCATAAACTTTATGGCAAAAATCTTCTGCCATCCAACCATAATCTTCAAAATCTTTATACATCTGCTCAACAAGAGATGTAGTTGGGACTACAATAAGAATCTTTTGTCCAGTCTCCTGAAGAAAACGAACAATGCAATAAATCATAAATGATTTGCCAGATCCAGTTGGAGAGACAATCAATTTACGTTTCTTTCTTAGTGCCTCATAGATTGCTTTGTATTGATAATTTCTTGCCTTAATTGGTGAGAATTTTTTAGCAAAAGATTTAACACCATCTAGAGATACTAATTCATCTTCTTCATCAGGCATACCAAAGAATTCGTTGTCCACATAATCATATGTGTAATGACGTTCTTCGCAAAATTGTTCAATGTATTCTCTTAGTCCAGCATAAATTTCTCCAGTTCCTGGAGAATACAATCTAATTTTACCATCCCAATATTTTTGCCTGTATGCAGGCATGAACTTTGCACCTTCTACTTCAAAAGTAAAATGGTCAGATAATTCGTATGCAATATGTGGAGGAGTTTTTAGTTGAAGATATACTTCATTTTTTTTCTTGATAATGACATCACTATTCATCTATACCCCTTGAGTATCTTAACCAATCAATAGCATTTTTAATTTGAAATGATCTATTGTTAATATTATTTAGAATCTCTTTTAAAGTGCTTTCTACCTTTTCATATAGATCTAAAGTTGCTTGAGATTTAATGTAATCTGAATCACCTTTAATATAAATTGGTACTTCAGTCTTAATGATTCTATCTTCAGGAGCAGTTTCTTCTCTGCCCATATAATAACTATATTTTTGTAAGTATAATCTATTGTGACTATACTCTTTTTCTTTTTTTATTAGTTGTATTTTTAAATACTTGTCTAACCATTTGGAATGCAGTATAGGAATTTTTCTTGCTTCATCACATAAGTCATCTCCCATAACAGCATCTTTTCTCCACTCATCTAAAAATTCCTGATATAAATTCATAAAGTCAATTGTTTATTGTTTTTGTCAAGTAATTTAAAATAGGTATATTTGAATACAGCAGTTGCTGTTAGGTATTGAATATCGTTAGTATTTGTATTAAATTGTAGCGTTGATAAGGATACTGGGAATGCATCTACAAAATCTACTTTAAACGATGTATTGTAATTACTATTTAATATTGCTAAAGTAATTTGTACTTGATCAATATTCCATACGTTTGCAAATTCTTTATCAACTTGTTTTTGTACAAAATCTCTCCATTGTGTAGATTTTTGTGGGTATGTTATGCCAACCATCCAGTCATGTATTAGAGAATAGTTGACGCATTTTTCATCAACTAAAAATTCTATTGTTAGATCTTGATAATTTAATTTGTCACCTCCAAGTTGAAAATCATTATATGGTGTTGCTTGAATAGGACCATTCATATCAATACCAGGAATATTTGCACTTTGAACCTGATAACTTACTTCACTAAAACCTGGCAGACTGAGACAGAATGCGGTTGGTGATAAAAAATTAGGGTTATAAGTTGAATCTGGCATTGGTAGAGTCCTTCACAATTCTATTTATAGGCATAAAAAAAGGGACCCGAAGGTCCCTTGATATAATGTGATGCAAGAGGATCACATGAGGTTTGCAACAGAAGTTCTTCTGTAGTATACGTTAGTACCGAGGTTACCTGCTGCCAGAGGATCTGCATTAGCAGTAACATCAGTTGCACCCTTAGCGAATGGGTTGAGTACCATGCCATAACGAGTCTTAAACCCGATACGTGGCTGGAAGTCTTCAGCGCCAACGCTACGTACCATCTGGAGAGGTACATATGGGCAGTAGAACATGCCAGCGTCATATGCAGAAGTGCCCTTATAACCAACAACGTAGTAGTTGTTACCAGAAGCAGATCCAGTTCCACCACGAGTGATGGTTGCATAAGGATCGATATAGACGCGATAGCGACCGTTGAGAACACCAGCGAAGGTGTTACCAGTGTCATCTACCTGGAGACGGTTGTTGCCTTCCAGAGCAGGTGCATAGTCGAGTTGACCAGCAGCAGCAAGTGCAGATGCAACGTCAGCAGAGCACATGATGATGTTGCCCTTTCCGCGACGAGTTTGACGTGCGATTACGTTTGCGTCACGCTCGATTTGGAACATGAGACCCTTGAACTTCTCAACAGACCAACGTCCGTTGGAGTCAACGTCCATGTCAAAGATTCCTGGGTTTGCAGTGTCAATTTGAGCACCACGAGTAGCAGACTTGTAAACAGTTCTGACAACTTCTCTGTTGATCTCAGCAAGGATCTCAGCAGAAAGGATGTTTGCCAGTTCCGACTCAGCATCAAGACCGTGAATAGCACGCAGGTCTTGTGCAAGCTCAAGACTGTAGGATGCTTTCAGAGCGCGTGACTTAGCGGTTACCGAGACCTTCTCGATACCGAATCCCATCTCTCTGAAATCAGGGTTAGCACCGTCGCTGTCGAGTCCTTCAGCAACGTCAGTACCCATGCCTACACCAGTGGTGTAACGTGCCTGGCGAGTTGCTTCGTTATCGCCAAAAACGTCATTCAATACTGCAGGGTTGTCGCCAGTGTTGGTAGGACCAGCACCAGAAACATCTTCAGCACCACCAAGACCAGACTGGTTGGTGTTAACTTCATCGTAGAAGGTTTCAGCACCGCTTTGGTCATCAAGCTTCGCACGCATTGCAAAGATCAGTCCAGTAGGACCAGACATTGGTTGAACGCCTGCGAGGTCATAAGCGACCAGGTTTGGCATCGAACGACGGATCATTGAGATCAGTACAGGGTCGAAACCAGCAACAGGACCGCCAACAGCAGCGTCAGAACTGAAACCAGCGATGCCTGTACCTGCACCAGCAGCAGCGTTTGAACCAGTGGTGATGGTTGCACCTGCCTCAGACAGGATCTGTCTTTCAGCGTCGGTTACCTTTTGTTGATTTTCCAGGAGGACGGAAGTAACAGCTCTCTTATAAGGATCTGTAATTGGTTCTGCACCTTCAGCGGACAGAACATCATTCCATTTTTCCTGGAGTTGTTGGGAAATACCTAACATTTTTTTCTCCGGATTTAATTAGTAAGTGTGTATAATTTGAAGATCAGCGTTGAGCATTAATTGCTCTTACGTATGCTGCCATACGTGGATCATCAATAGTTTTTGCAACATCAGTTGCAATATCTTCCTTCAGTTGAACTTCTTCTTTAGGGAAATAACTTTCCTTAACGGTAGTAAGTTTTTCTGTAAAGGATTCCTCAGAATCAAACTCAATTCCTTCTGCAAGAGAAGCAAGCTTCTCTGCTTGGGTTTGAGCAAGACCCTTCGATGCTTCTGAGATCATACGCTCTTTTACAAGAGCAGACTTCTCAGCGTGAAGTGACATACTTACTTCAATTTGCTCATTGAGCTTTTCTTCCATCTCATCTAATTTGTCTGTCATCTCTTGCATAACATTATATCTCTCTTCAGGGATTTCTACATAATTTTCTTCAAAAAGTTGCTTCATTTTAAGCATCATATTTTCCGCCATCTCTAATTTGATGCCGTTATGGAGTTCGATTTCGTTCTCCTTTTTCCATTCCTCAGCAACATAGTTGAGGAACTTATCCATTTTCTCAGCAAGTTCAGTTTTGAACTCTTCAACTTGCTCAGAAAAACGTGCCTCGTAAGACTCTTCAATCTTCTTGGTTTCTTCAGCAAGTCTAGAAGTGACTGCTGCGGTGAAGATTGTACGTGCCTTTTCTTGGAATTCTTCGGAAAGTTCTTCGCCAGTCAAGAGTGCGGTAACATCTTCATCGACTGAGAAAGATTCGGTTTCAGTAGTTTCAGCAACTACTTCACCTTCAACCTCTCCTTCTTCTTTCATTTTCTTTGCAGCAGAGTCGCCAGGTGTGGCACTCTTAGTATTTTGATCGTGAACTTGGGATGTACCCTTGTTAGCAATCTTTGCAGAGTTGTTGTCATTCTTGTAGTTCTGGTTGGTAGGACCGCCCAGATCTTCCTTAGATGTATCTTGAGGAGCAGGAGTATCCAATTTTTGCATTGGATCTGCCTTGCCAGCACCATCGGTTGGTGCCTTCTCTTCAAGAGTTTCCTCTACGAAAGTTTCAAATTTCTGGTCAACCGATGCTGACATGTTTTATTCTCCTTTAATATAGTCTAGTAATTTGCTATAATTTATTTATAATTCTATTCCTTTTAAGAATTTTGCAAACGCGGAAACTTTAGTCTCTTGGAGATTGTATAAAGTTGCCGAGTCAATTTCTTTCTTAAAAGTTTCAATATGACGTTCGGTAAGAATGCCGTTGTTCCAAATCCATTCTTTACCTTCCATAATTCCTTCAACAAAAGCATCAGGAGCAGAAGGATCTGCTACAATGTCAGCAGCAGTAGAAAGCATAAAGTCATCGCGGACATAACTTGCACCATTTCTTTCAGAAATAGATCCAACACCTCTAGATGAAACACCTAGTTTTACACCTTCGTCAAGCAAATTCTTTGCAATTTTACCCATAGGGGTTTCAAGAATTTTTGCTTTACCGATAAAGTTTGTTCCCTCTCTTTTGAGAGAAACAATTTTATGAGATACGCGATCTAAATTTACAGTAGGACCTTCGGGATGACCTAACTCTCCTAATGCACGATCTTTAGAAATAAAAGATTCAGTGTATCTTTGAACTTCTTTTTCAAGAACATTCATAGGATAAACTCTTCCATTTCTATTTTTAATCTCGGATTGAAGGAAAACACCTTCAATAAAATGGGTCTTTCCAGATCCATTATCTTCGATTAAAAATTCTACGCTCTCAATCTGTTCCGTTATCAGTTTCATTTTCTGTTTCTTCTGGTTCGGTGTCTAAATCTGAGAATAAATTTGCACCAACTTTCTCTTTTTCAAGAGTAAGGATTGATGCTGCTCTATTCATAATCATATCTTTCACGGCATCTGAAGCATCAGAAAGTTGATCCTTCATAACCATATCAACAATTTTATTAGGTTCCATAATTTAACCTCGTTTATTATTTAGTGTTTTAGTTTCCTACTGGTGTTGGTGCAGTTGGATTTTTCATATTATTTACGGAAACTTTTTTAGTTTCCAGATCAAGTTCAGCACTTTGCTTTTCTTGATCCACAACATTAAGAGGATCAATAACTTGACCTGCCTTAATTTCATTATTTATCTGAGATTTCATTTCTTCAATTTCTTGTTCTGTAAATTGAAGAAGTTGTCTCATAACATAATCTTGAGAGAAGTATTTACCAACATAAAGATCAACTTTATCTAATACTTCCATTTTCTTTTCAAGCATTTCAAGATTTGCCATTTCGGCAAATTGATTATCATAAAGAAAATCGTATTGAATATGCTCTTTAAACTCTTCCCAATCTGAATATGTAATAACTCCTTTTAATATTAATTGAGTTTTTAATAAGTCATGGAGAAGATCAGAAAACTTTTTACGGAGACGACCCACAAATTTAGTAAATTTAATTTCATCTCTGTTGATTTCTTCAGACTTTCCAAGATCAAATGATTTATCACTTTCAAGTCTGGAAGAAGGTACGTTAAGTGCCTTGTAAACTTGAGTTTGAAAATACTTAATGTCTGTCAGTTCACCAAGATTTTGTCCACCAGGAAGTGTAGTAATTTCTGTACCACGTCCACCTTCACGACGAGGCAACCAATAATCTTCTAAAATTGACATGTGTTTTTTATCATCACGCATTTCTCCAGTTGAGGAATCATAGACAAGTTTATTTCTGTAACGTGACATTACATCACGAAGATATTGTTCTGCCTTTACTTTTGGAAGATTACCAACATCAATATAAAAGATGCGGCGTTCAGGTGCTCTTGATAAACGATAAATTACAATACTATCTTCCAACATTTTAAGTTGGTTTAAAGATTTAATTGCTTTATGAAGATGACTTAAAGTAATATTTCTACCTTGGTCGGTAATGCCAGAAGTTACTGATGCAATGGCATCTTTTGCAATCTTAATTCCCTGATTGCTACTGTTTATTCCTTTATTATTATAAACATAAAATTCAGTAACTGCACCATAATCATACCTATTAAATTCGTCTGAATTTTGTGGTGGTTTTTGAACGTATCTATATTTTTTAATTTTTAAAGGATCAATATATCTAAGTTCTAAAATTCCTTTGGAAGAATCATCTAGATCTATAACTTTATGATAGTAAATTCTTCCATCAACATACCAACGTTTAAAAATTTGATGTGCATTTTTATCAAAATCTAGCAAACGTTTGACATGCTCAAACTCATTTCTCATGCTAGTTTTAATAGAGTCTGAAACTTGTAAATTTGACAGTTCTAATTCTACCGGACTGTCATCTTTATCAGAAACAATTGCCTCATTTGTGATATCTTCTATAGCACTATCTACCTCAGGGGACAATGCCATTTCTCTATATTTTCGGATGAGATTTAACTCATCTCTATGTTTAACTCCGTCAAGATCTACATAATGACCAAACCATCCGCCATATGGAGTTATGGCGGATGTTGCATCATTATCAGTAGGTGGAACAGGGGACGAAGGTGATTTCGCCCCCTGTTTAAGATCTTCTTTATCTATTGAAAATCCAAATAACTTCGCCATTCCAAATATGAACGTACCTTTAATCTATTTAGTAAACTAAATATCAACTATTAAAACTGGTAAATTCACCTTTACCTGCACTAAACTCTTCTTGATCTGCATCAAGATATTGGTACTGGAATTCTACATCAAATTCTTCAATCTGATCATTACTATCATATGATAAATTAATAGCACCAACACTAGTTGGCCATGCACCAATCAATTTATAAACTCTAAGAACTTTATTGGGATCTTCTTTTTGACCAGTTGCAACTGCTCTAATTCCATCAGATTCAATATTTTTGTCTAATTGTCTGATAGTAATATCTTTAAAGTATCCCCCAAAGTCACCTGCAGAACCAAAGTCAAAAGTTCCAAGATTTTCGTCGGTTTTATTACCAACATTAATCCACTGCTCAAATGCTGCTCTTAAATCAAAATCTGATGTATTGTAGAAAGTTGCAGTCCATGCTTCAAAAGTTCTATCGCCAGGAACCTTTAAAAAACGTCCTCTAAATGGAACTTCAATGAGTCCTTGATTTGTTGCAGGAATCTGTGCAGATCTGCAGAGAAATTTAGTATTCTTTACTAAATCTTGTATTCCTGGTCCTCTACCAAGATCGAAATTTATTTCTGGAAATGGAATTTCAATCTGGTATAGATTAGGGCGAACGCCGCCCTTTAATCTAGATTTGAAATCGATAATGTTTGCCATTGTTGTTATCTCCCGTTTAAATATTTATTGTAAAAAATTATCTACCAGTTACTTCACTAAACGAGATTCCAGTTCTCGTAGCGGTGAATGTCAAGGTAATGAAGTTGATAGAGCGTGCAGGTTTCACATAAATTTCAGCAACAAATTCATTGTTGTCAATAACTGCTGGAGTATTATTTGTGTCATCACAAACAACTAAGAATTCAGTAACTCCTCTTCTTGCTTGAACATCACGAAGGAAGGGTTCAACAATGGATCTAAAGACATTTCTTGTAGTTTCATCGTTGATTTCAAACAACTGTGCTTTTGCTGCTTGTTCAATTGCTTTTTCTAAAACAAGGAAAAGTTTACGAACGTTAATTCTATCAAATGCCGATGGATTGGAAAGTGCAGTTTTATCTCCAAAGAGAACAGCACCTTGACCAGGGAATGATACGATAGGATTGATTCTATTTGAATAAAGTTCATCCCTATTTGCCTTTGTAGGATTCCAGGCAAGTTTTGCAATATTACGAATGCCACCTCTAGATAACCCAGCAGGAGAGAACCAAGGTTCGTTTCTAATCGAGGTATCTGCAATTAATCCAGCAATATCAGTATTGCAAGGAATGTAACAGTATACGTCGTTCCAACGATCATAAACATACTTATAGTTAGAATCAAATACACAATAGGAATTACTTCCAATTGTAGAATAGAAATTTTTAATATTGTCTACAATATCAATATTTGTTCTAGGAACTCCTGAAGTTGAAAGAATATTTCCTTCATGAGGAGAAACTACAGCAATACAGTCTTTTCTAGTTTTTGCAATTGATGCGATGTAGGAAGCTTTTTGTTTTGTTTGATTCTCGTCAAAAAGTCCAGGACCCATTATTAAATAATCTACAGTTATGGTCTCAGTGTCAGCAAACAAATCATAAGCAGCGTTAAGTTCACCTACAGTAACATTAAAAAGTCCGTTGTTTTCAGCTCCAGTTACAAGATTATAATCTGCTCCTGAGGTTAGAGCATAATCTTTTGATCCTACTGGTTCAAAACTTGAAGTTCTTACTGCAGTTGCATAACCGTTGTAAACAGTATCTCCAGCATATACATAAGCACTTGAATCAGAAACAAAGTTTTTATAGTAGTTTGATCCACCTTGAGGACCTCTTGCATCTTTTGCTTTAGAAAGATACGTGAATGTTTCTACAATAGTATTTTTAGCACCGGTAATTCCACCATCTTCATCAACGATAGCAACGTGAACTGCATCTTTAGCGTTTTCGCCAGCACTAGAAAATCCTTCAGCATCTGCAGTTGTAAGTGGTCTTGCTGCAATAGAATTCCACTTAAGATTAGATCCAGAGTACAGTTCTTTTGATTCGTACCAAGCAGAACCATCGTCAACTGCATCATTACCTGATCTTAGATCATATTGAGCTGAATTTACAGTAACCTGAGATCCAGATACAAATTTTTGACCTGCAGTAGGAGATGCAATGTATGCATCTGAAGAATCAAGAATTACTACATGAAGAATTGTACCAGCAGTTCCAGTACCGGTGTCGATAACCTTACCTTTTACTGAACCTTGACTAATAATGGTTCCAACATTAACTGTGGGGAGAGTTGATGTAAAATACAATGATTGAGTAGGACCATGATCAACAATACAAACTCTTAAATTATTACCCCATTTACCAGCAGATCTTGCAGCAAAGAAGAAACCAGAACTATTAGTTGAAGCATATGCTGATTCATATGCAGCATCATTAGTAATAAGAGTAGCTTCTGACTTCATTACAGGAGTTCCTGTAGCAGTTGTTCCTGGTGCAGGAATAGTTGCAGTCAGAGTTCCCGAAGAAGTGTAGTCTCCAAATTCAGTAACGGTAAGTCCACTAACAACACCACCAGTACCTATGGTTGCAGTTGCAGCAAAAGCAACGTTTTCGGTTCCTCCACTAATGTCTACGTCAACAGCATAGGTAGTTCCAGGATCATAATTTGTTCCTTCATTAGCAACAGTTACAACAACACCTTCAGGAGCATCAATAGTTACTGTGTATGCACCGGTATATCCAGTTCCACCACCAGTAATTTCAATTCCAGTTATTTGACCATTCGTGACAACTGCAACTGCTGTAGCATCATCGTTTCCACCGCCACCAGTAATTGTAACTGCTGGAACATTTGCTCCATCTCTATAACCAGAACCTGGGACATCAATAGCACTAATAGTACCAAGAGTGATTGCACCTCCACTAACTGATCCAGGACCAGAACCAGGGATTGTTGTCAGTACTGCTTGAGTGCCACGTACAACATTAAGAGTTGCTTGGTTTCCTACAGGATCAACAGTAATTGTTGGTGGGGATGAATATCCTGAACCTGCTAAGGTAACTTCTAATGCTTCTACTGCTCCAGTTGCGATATTAATTTGTGCAGATACTTCTGCATTAACACCACCAGCAAGGTCAGGTGCAGAAACAGTAACATTTGGAGAACCAATATACTTTCCTCCAGGCGTACCCAAAGTTACTGTATCTAAAGATTGTCCAAGTCTTGCAGTAGCATTTTTGAGAACACTAGAGTTAACTCTGCTTACTGAAAGAGTTCCACCATATGAAAGGTAGTTTGATGCTGATAAAAAGTATTTTGAATTTGCAGAAGTTGGTTCCCCAAATGCTTCAATTAATTCGGATTCTCTTGTAATATTTACTGCAACCTCAAGAGGTCCTCTAGTAAAAGGAGCAGAAAAACCTGCGATATTACCACTAGTAATATCAGCTCTTCCTGTTGTTAGGTCTTTCTCCCTAACAACCACTCCTGGTGAGCGTAATGCAACCATTTTTATCTCCTAAAAAAGTGTCATATTTTCTAAATCTATTTATTATTTCGACACTCTTTAAAGGGGAAACCGTGCATGAACCCTTTACCAATCAGGATATTCCCACTTATTGATATTTTTATTACGCTTTGTTTCTAAAACTCTTTTCTTCGTACACTCTTTGCATTCATATGAATACGAAGAAGGAAATCCTTTTTTATTTTTTCTAATTAGATAAAAATCTACAAGAAGATCTTTAGTAACATTACAAGTTCTACAACGCCTTTCATTAAAAAGTAAATGTTCTAATTCATATTGATCTTCTTGAAAATCACTCATCGGTATTCCCACATGTAATTCATGTCACCATATTCACTGGGATAAGAATCTGAATAAGATCCCTTACCATCTTGTGTAATGTACCAAACACTACCTTCATTATCAACTTGAACATCTTCATCAATTCCATTATCAATAAATCCAAAAGGTGCCATGTCTTGGTCAATTTGATTCTTTTGTTCGTCATATAATCTTTTACGAACATCATTATCTGTCATCTCTTTAAAGTAATCTTGTGCAACTAACCACGCAAAAATTACCAAGCACATTGCAAGGTCATCATTACAACCTTCTTCTGCTTCAAATGATTGCTTTTTCTGAATAAATGTAGTTAATTCTGAGATAATATCATAATCATTTATAAGAAGTTTATCTGCTTCAATTAATTGTTTTAAATTAGAACAACCAATTTTCTTTACTGTTGTACTAGTTTTAACTCCAAGTTGAGTTTTAGTACCTGAGAATCCTTGTCCTACAATTTGTCCTGCTCTGCCTCTCATAGAACACATCAATAGATTTTCATTCTCCAAATCATATTGAAGGATTGATGCTACCTGATCTCCGATATCATTAACTTCACATAATACAAATGCTTTGTTATAGTTTAAAGATACTTGATTAATAATATTAGGGAACAACATAGGTTTAATTTGGTTGTTCTTATAAGTGCCTACTACTTTGTATGGAACTGTTGTAATATCGTATAGAATAAATGCTGAGTAATCATTATTAGTACCTCTTGCTACGTCAACAGTCATCAAATATTCATGATCTTCTATTGGATCTTCATATGTTTTAAGACCTGAACCTTGTCTGATTGGTTCCTCATAAACCATTGATCTCAACTTAGTTGCTGAGATCAATGTATCTACTGATCCTAGAAATTCACATTCAAATTCTTGTGTGAACTGTCGTTCAGATGTGTTTGCGATAGTTTGTTGTTTCCATGCATCATCCCTTCCTGGAACTTGTGACCAGTGAACTTCTGTGGTAACATATTCGTTTCTACCAAGTTCGGCATCATGCCATAACTTGTAGAACATGTTCATCCCGTTCGGCGTTGAGATGATGATGACTTTTGTGCTTTTACCAGAAGAAATAGTAGGATAAACAGAGGCAAAGAATTGTTCTGCAACATGGTTTGGAATGAACGCAAACTCATCGAGGAAGATGATGTTAAACGACATGCCTCGGACAGCAGACGCAGATGTAGAAGATGCCAATATCTTACTGCCATTTTCCAACTCCATAGAACCTTTATTCCATGCTATTATACCTTGCTGTAACCATACAGGCAAGTTTTCGTAAGCAAGTTGTAACCTACCGAGAAGTTCTCTCGCAGTCGGTGCCTTGTTTGCTAGTATACCAATATTGACATTATCATTAAATATTGCATAATGCATAAGATATGCAACAACAGTTGTTGATTTGCCAGTCTGTCGTGGTAACTTAGCAATATTGAATCGATTTGCATGGAAGCGGCGAACCATATCTTCCTGGAAATCATATAATTTAAATGGAACAAGACCTTCATCTAGTGAAACAATCTTGCAATAATTTTTAGCAAAATAGACAGGATCTTCTTTGCATTTTAAATATTCTTTAATTTGATTCTTGGTAAAATTAATAGGTACACCAACCTTTTTTAGATTGGGATTACCAAGATAAATTTGATTTTGATTTAATTTTACATCACTCATATTATTCCCATCTCGGAGGCCAATCTGGACATTTTTGTCCAGGAAATAATGTTTTAAGTGGCATAAAACAACCACATAATCTACATTGCTTTAAATTTTTTTTATAAAATTCACAAGATTCACATATTTTAAGTTTTTCAGATGGTGTCAACATAAATTAACAGTCCCACTTTCGTAATGATTTGTTGATCCTGCTATCTGGATCTCTTGCAGTTTTCTTACTTGTAAGTTTTTTCTTCATCCCACGCATCCGAGCACAGAAGGATTTTCTTCTGGGACTGTCCTTCTTCTTGGTTGGTGCTTTCAAGTCGCTGCCAGGGTTCTCCCTCTCGTAGGACTTCCTGCCCTTCTCGTTGAGTCCACCTTCTTTGTTCTGTCCTGCTTTTTTCGTCCATGCTGCTTCGTCAAGTTGTGTACAAAATTCTTTAAAAGTTTTCATCCTTCCAATCCGATATAGGTTGCAAATACATCAGTAGTGCCATTTGGAACTTCAAGAGTAAACAATCTATCTTTTTTAATTATGATATCTTGTCCTGGGTGAATAAAGAAAGTTCCAACAATTGCAGGACCACCAGCAGTAGTATCACTCTTAAGAGTAACTAAATGAGAAGTGCCAGCATTTGCATTGTGTTGGATAAGAACACGATTTGCATTACTTACAGTGCTTGGTGTGTCTGACAGTGCGACAGCACTGGACTTAATTGTGTATACCATCGGAATAAAGCTTTATGTTTATTTATTATCTAAAAGACCTTGCTTAATTAGTTTAGACAACTCTGCAGTTGACCCAACGAACAAGGCATTGTTATTAGTAACCTTTTGCTTGGACTTGGGACCTTCTTCAAGATCCTGCATCTTCTGCTGAAGTGCCATCAGTTTCTCAGTAGCGTCAGAAACGCTCTTGACGAGTTGTCCTGCGACTTCATATGCTCTGGGGTGGTCAGTGTTATTTGCCACGTCCAGGATGCCTGAGAGCGCCTCCTGACCCTTCTCTATGACATCATACAATTGCCCTCTGGTATAGTCATAATCTTTTTTGATATCTTTGTCAATATCAATTATTCTTTCAGTTCTTTTTTTAGGTTTTGGTGCCTGTTCTGTAGAAACTATTTCAGTATCTACATTAAGAGTTTCCTCTATACCATCGTAGTTGTCGCTCATACATCCTCAGCAAAAGTTACAATTTCATTAAATCCAAAATCGTCATCTCCAGTCAATGCATCATTATCAAAAGAATCAATAACACCATCTGGTGCTCCAGCATCAGGACCATTAGGATCACTTGTAGTATCTGTGAGTGCTTTTGGTGTTACACTATATTGACGATACCTACCTGGGGATTCTAGATTTGTACTTGTATACTCTTTAGTAATTGCTTCTCTGATGACTGAACTATCGGTCTTAGGACCATAGTAGTAAGATTTAGCAGTAAAGAATAAAGTATATACTATGTATCTACGATCTTTAAAATCTCCTTCCCAAGTATCATCATACGTAATACTATCTAAAACTATCGGAATATCTCTCTTTGCTTCCTGCATATCAGGAACAAATTTAATCGTTACGTTAAATGATGGTTGAAAGAAAGGTAAAATCTGCTCTAAAATTTGTAATGCGTCTGTCTGAGATTTTGCAATAATTCCTGCTTCAAAAGTTAAATTATATGGGACAGGTACATATTGAGTTTGAATTGAAGTACCATCATCTTGCTTAATTTCTGTTATCTGCTTACATGGCGTAAGTTTTCTTGAAGAATCATATGAAATTCCTGTCATCTCAAAATACAATCTAGGAAGAGTTATTGCTGTCTTTCTATTTTGATTGTTTTGCTCAAGACGTGCTAAAAATTTTTGTTTAGGACCGTATGCTAAGGGAACTTTTTGAACAGTTACGACAGATCCATTTGGATCTTCTGTCTTTAACTTTATATTATTAAAGATTGTACCAAAAGCAACAATTACTTTATTAGTTGATTTGTTATAAAAATGTGTTCCTAACATTAGATACTACCCGTAAAATTACCATATTCACCAAATGGATTATTCTCTGTCCAATCTATAATATCATCGGCACTGTCTTCAAGTTCTCTATTCTGATCGTAGTTTGTGTTATCTATACTTAACGTATCAAACGAAGTTAGAGTATAGGCAGCATTAGTACTAGATCCTGTAATAGTTTCTCCAACAGTAAAATCTCCACTATTATTTATAGTTTCAAGTTTAAAGGTTGTACCATCCCAACTTGCAACTCGTCCAGTAGTTCCAGAGGTAGACCCAGTTACAATTTCACCAACCTCATATGTACCAGTTCCATTTAATTCTTGAAGGACTAATGTAATTGATGGATCAAGTTCAAGTTCACTTTCAACAATTTCACCAATTGGAACATTAAATTCATCACTACCCATTTCATATAATTCAGCAGTTAATTTGAAGAATTGTATTTCTCCAAACTGATAGAATGGATTTTCTTTATTTACAAATTTAATTTCATATAAATCTTGAGTCAACGGATAATATAATAAATCTCCTTCATTAGGTCGTGATAAGACATCAATATCATCTGAATTATATTCTTGTACTGAGGACTCCCAACGTCTACGAGAAACTCTGAATATAATCTCATCGGTTATACGTAATCCAAATTTACTTATAAACTCACTATTTTCATTAAAACCTTCTACATTCTGAAGTAACATCTCAATTTGAAATTGAGAATTAAATTCGGATCTAATTATATCATCTAAAACTCCATCAGATATTACTTTACGAGGAAGGTAATAAATATCTGACCCATATAATTTTATTTGCTCATCTACAAGATCCTGATAAAGACTTTGCTCACCAGAAAATCCTTTATGGTACTGTGGAAAATAGTGACTTGTTGGCATTTTATCCTATCATGTCTAATGGTGGAACAGCATACTTACTAAGAACTTCACCTTCAATTTGTTGTATTTCTAATAGAGCATCTTCGTACAACTGCCTTCCATTCATTGTAATACCGCCAGGAAGTTGAACGTTATTAAATTTAATTAAATTTTGACCCCATTGCTTCTTAATTAAAGAAGTTGCATATCTTTTTAAGAACATATCATTATACATTTCTGTTGCATCGTTAGGATCTAATAAACGATGTGCTTCAATTAAAAGATAATTACCCTCATCTAAAAACTTTTGATTGACATCCAAATAAAGTCTATCACGACGCATGGTATATCTAAATTGTTGAAATGATCCATTATTAAGAACTTGATCTAATGTTTCAAGATAAGATTTGACCATGTAATAACTAAGAATATCAATAGATCCAAAACTATAGATATCATTCAAGAATAATTGGTACTCAATACCAAATAAATTAGATCTAATATTACTACCAACAATACCAAAAATTTTACTTATACCAACTACATGTGGTGGAACTGGAATATAGTTATTATCTTCAACCCATTGTGTAGAATCTGCAGCAATAGGTGCATTTGATGTAGTGCCAAATCTTGTAATATCATCAGCAGTTAATTCATATGCAAGGTAACATCTCTCCATGCCATTGTAGCAATTCTCTTGAAAGAATTGAATAGCATCATCTACACAATCATCAACTTGATCATCATCTACATTAATTTCAAGGACAGGGGCACCCAAACGCCTCAAACAATAATCAGTAAATTCAGTTCTACTTGCTGGTTGTGCCATTATTGCAACCTACTTTTTTAAGTATTTATGATACTAATTATTCTGCTGGTATTGGATCATTGATCATGGGAATATTCCTTAGTGTAGATCTATACTCCTCTTGAGTCATACTGACAGTAATGTTTGAAGGTGGAGTTGGCCAATTAATTGGAAAACTATCTCCATTGGGAAGATCTCTCAGTTCTTGTCTCCAAGTTCTAAATTCTGTAGTAATAGGAACACTACATTCAATTTGTTTGATTACATACATGTCAGATTCATCAAGAGCATCATTTCGCATTTCTCTGACACGAATATATCTTTCAGATTCTTGTTCAGAATCGTAAGTATTGATGATATTATCCCATTCAGATTGAGTCATGGATGTTATCCCGGTTAAAGGATCCTCAGTATCCATATCATAATCATCTGCTGCAGTGCATAAAAAGTATGGAATAGGACCATCAACATCCATTCGATGTACAATGGTAATACCAGGAAAATTAGGTTCTCTGTATTTAAATCTTTGATCAGAATAAGATGCAGAGTCTGTGGCTCCAATGCCAGTATCTACATGAGTCAAGTATGCTTTAATGTACATGGTATTATGCTATTTGTACTACAAAAATAGATGAATTTGTTGTTAATTGAAGTGTATTGGTAGCAGCGTTGCCAGTAAGTCTTCTTTGAGAAATTGTTATGGTATCATTGGCACTAAGTGCAAGAGTTTTCATTGCATTAGCACTACTATCAAGATGATTTGAATTATTTGCTGCACCACGAATATAATTATGACGAATTTCAGCACCACCAATTGCAGTTCCATTTATTGCAATTTCAAATCCATGATTATATCTAGCATTATTACCAGTATTTGTTTGATTTACATCAAGATTCAAACCAATTAAATAAAGCCCATCGTTTGGAACTGTTATGGTCGTTGCAGTTGGAGCAGAAAATCCATTACTAAAAGAAGGTGTTGTATTCATCCAACTTAATGTAGATGCAGTTCCAGAACCGTTTAAATTAGTTGCCGATGCACAAACACACTTTATATAGTTAGTAATTCCTGTACTGGCACCTCCACCAATAGTTTTCCAATTAGTACCAGCCAAATCATAAACATATGCTGATCCAGAAGTAAGACCATTGTCATCATCAAGATGAGCACCAACAACAATCTTACCATTTCCTACTGCTACTGCAACTCCAAATTGATCATCAGCAGCACCATCCGATGCAGTGATCTTAACTTCATTAGTACCATCTAAATCATAAACGTATACAGAACCTTGATTAGCATTAGAACCAATATCATCTCCAAATACACCAACAACTATTTTACTGTCTCCTATAGCAATTGCAGATCCAAAATTATCATTAGCAGCACCATCCGATGCAGTGATCTTAGTTTCACCAGTTCCGTCTAAGTTATAAACATATACCGATCCAGAAGTAAGACCATTGTCATCATCACCGGAAGCACCAACAACTATTTTATTATTTCCTACAGCAACAGTATTAAAAATATCACCACCAGCAGCATCCGATGCAGTTATTTTGACTTCATTAGTACCATCTAAATCATAAACGTATACAGAACCAGAACTACCTCCATCACCGGAAGCACCAACAACTATTTTACCGTTTCCTACTGCGACTTTATTTCCAAATCGATCATTAGCAGCACCATCAGATGCTGTTATTTTAGTTTCATTGGTCCCATCTAAGTCATAAATGTATGCTGCACCAGACTCAGTACCATTACTATTATCCTCACGAGGAGCACCAACAACAATCTTATTGTCGCCTACTGCGACTGATTGTCCAAAACGATCATCAGCAGCACCATCAGATGCAGTTATTTTGACTTCATTAAACCCACTCAAATCATAAACGTATACAGAACCAGATGAATTTCCATTATCATCATCTCCAAATGCACCAACAACAATTTTATTAGATCCTATAGCAACAGCATACCCAAACTGATCAGAAGTAGCAATATCAGAAGCAGTGATTTTAGATTGACCGGTTCCGTCTAAGTTATAAACATATACTGAACCCTGAGAGCCATCCTGATAAGATCCAACAATAATCTTATCATGTCCTACGGCAACCGAAAATCCAAATAGATCATTAGCAGCACCATCAGAAGCAGTAATTTTAACTTCATTATCTCCAGATTCAACTGCAGTTAAAATCTGTCCCGAAGTTCCGACATCTCCACTCAAGTCAACGATATTTCCAGAAACTTCTAAAGACTCAGTTACTGTTGTTTTTGTTTTAAATTTTGCCATAATTTTATGCTAATTGTACTATAGAAATTGAACTCTGATCTTTATCTAGTGTTTGTGTAGGAGTTTGATCTCCTGCATCATTAACACACATAATAGAAATTTGATCACTAGCAGTTAATGACAATAAAGTTTGCCAATTACCCGATGAGTTCAAGTGACTCGCACCATTTCTAATGTAAGTATGTCTACAGAATTCATTAATTCCAGTGCCATTTACTGCAACTCTAAGTCTAACTGCTGGTCTTCTTCCAGTACCACTAAAATACCAATTTGTCATGACCAAATATATTCCAGTATTAGGTACGGTTATTCGTGTACCATTATTTGACCAGGTGCCACTAGAAAATGTTGCAGTCGGATTCATCCAATCAATTTCTGCTTCTGTTGCTATATGAACATCTTGATTGGTTTCTCCTGCTCCAGAAAATTGTGCATAAGTGTTAATAGAAAGTGAATTACCAGAAGGACCATTAATCCAATTAGTTCCACCTAACTCATAAACATATGCTGCTCCATTTTCTGAATTTTCACGTAAAGCACCTACAACAATTCTATTATCTCCTATAAAACATGAATACCCAAATTCATCAGGAGAATTAGTATCAGATGGCACTACTTTAGTTTCACCACTTCCATCTATATTATAAACATAAATTGCACCAGCATTAGTTCCACTTGCATTATCTTGATCCGCACCAACTACTATTTTACCATATCCTACGGCAACTGAACTTCCATAATTATCACCACTATCATTATCATCAGCTTTCAGCAGAATTTCATCAGTTCCATCTAGATTATAAACATATGCAGCACCGGAATTTGAACTACCAGTATCTTCAAACTTAGCACCAACAACTATCTTACCATCTCCTACAGCAACTGCCCCACCAAACTCATCTAAAGAACTGGAATTAGAAGCAGTTATTTTAGTTTCGTTAGTTCCATCAAGGTCATAAACATATACAGCACCCGCATCAGTAGCATCGCCAGGAGCACCAACGACAATCTTATTGTCCCCTATAGCAACTTCTAATCCAAAATATGCAGTAGACTCAGGATCAGAAGGAGTTATTTTAACTTCACCAGTTCCATCTAAATTATAAACATATACTGCACCAGCATTAGCTAAAGTACTAACCTCAGCAAAAGGAGCACCAACAACTATTTTATTATGTCCTATAGCAACTGAATTCCCAAATCGATTTTGAGCAGCACCATCAGAAGCAGTTATTTTACTTTCATTAGTTCCATCAAGGTCATAAACATATACAGCACCTTCATTACTCAATGTGTCATCATTATAAGGAGCACCCGCAACTATTTTGTTGTTTGCTACTCCAACTGAAAATCCAAAATCATCATCAATATCAGAATCAGATGCTAGTACTTTAATTTCATTAGTTCCATCTAAGTTATAAATGTATATTGCACCATAGGAACCAGCACTGCCAATAAATGTTTTAGGAGCACCAATAACTATTTTACCATTTCCTATAGCAACTCCTTCACTAAAATTTACATCAGTTTGATTTCCAGTTTGGCTAACATCGGAAGCAGTTATTTTAATTTCATTATGTAAACTACTTCCAGTAGAACTTAACATTTGTCCAGTCGTTCCTGCATCACCACTACCATCAATAAACGGTCCATCTAATTCAAGATCACCATAAATTTTTGTTTGTTTTAATTTTGCCATAATTTAACTCCTATGCAATTCTAATTAAATCTATAAAACTACGATCATTATCCATAACTGAATCTGCATTAGCATTATTTCTTCCAGTACATGTAGGTCTCCATTGAATAGCAACTGTATCACCAGCAGTCAATGATAAAATAGTTGATTGATTTGAACTGGTTTCTTCATGTCCACCAGTTGATCTGAGATAAGAATTTGAGGCACGATACGCTTCTCTTGTGGAATTTACAAGAAGAACAACCTCAGGACCCAATCTATCATTTGTTCCTGCTCCACCAGTATTAATTTCTAAATTAACATTAACAATATAAATTCCAGTGGCAGGAACAGTAACTTGAGTCGTGGTAGGTTGATCAAATCCTGATATGTTGTCACTGGTTTGTGATGTACTTAACCATGTAGGATTTAACCAGTTGTCATCAACACCAGTTGCCGTTGTATCTGTGTTTTCTATTCTATCATCAGTACCACCACCATTTGCTAAAAGGTAAGCACTCACAGCAGTTGTTTTTGGTCTAAGTGCTATTGTAATTCCCTTGTTAGGATCACCAGCACTAGAATTAGATGATACAAAGGCACCAGGATTTTCTGCTGCTGCAGTTGCTAAGAATTTGTATGCAGTCATAATGGTTGCACCACCAAGACCAGCATTATTTGCTCCACCCAGAGAATCCATATTTAATGCCGTTGTATATCCAGTTGGAGGACTGATACTGTTTGCAATGTTTTCATCATCCAGAAGACCCACAGCAACAATCATAGAATTATCAGTGACTGGAGTAATTGATGGTGGATTGGGTACACCAGAAGTGGCAGAATTTCCAACAGCATTCACATCAAATGGATTTACAGGATTTACATTTCTAAATGCAATCATGACATGGACCTCGGCCTGCCCAGTTGCTAATCCACTTGCCGTTACTGATGTTCCAGCAGCAAAAACATAAAATGCTGCACTATTCGGATTACTATTATTATCAGGTTGAGTACTTAATCCTGGCACAGCAGTCCAGTTTTCACCAGTGGGTGTATTCAGACTAGCGAGATCTTCGGCACCAAAATAAAGAACGAAATCTCCTGGCTGAAGTCCACTTAATGTAAAACTTGATGTGCCTGGATTAGAATTTGATGTCCCTGTTACATAAGATATACCACTTCCACCAGTAGGGGCACTACCCCATTGTGTTCCAGTACCAGTAGATTTTAATACTTGTCCAGAAGTTCCAGAGTTGCCGAAACTATCGTACAAAATACCATCAACTGCAAAATCGCCAAATGCTTTAGTAGACTTTAACTCTGCCATAATATTTTTCTTGTATTTATGATGCTCTTTCCACGAATGGATAAATGTCTGGAATTATACTTTGATAAATCTGTTTGATTTCTAAATCACTTAAGACTGTACTATATATCATAACTTTCGTAATGACTGAATCATCCAAATATTCTACAGTACCATGACTACTTCCGCCAATAGTTACATTGTTAGCACTACTTGTGTTAATAGAAGTCGATCCATTGTTTACAATAAGTTGACTGGTTACTTCATTACCATTTAACCATACTCTTACATCAGATACAGTTCCACTGGCAGGCACAGTTACTGCAATAACTAAAAAGTCATTACGATCATCAATTGCTGATACTGGTATATTAGCAAAACTACTACCAAATGCTATTTGAATTACTCCTGTAGACTGCAATCTAATATTAAATCTTTGTCCAGCAGAATTTGCACCATAAGAAAATATAGTGTAACTGGTTGAAGGACTAGCAGGAACCTTAACACCAAGTATAACTGTTCTTGCGGCAGTTCCAGTGACTCCAGTATATGCAGAGGCACTACCAGTACCATCACAAACACAAAGACGAGAAGCTGAACTTTCAAACGGAACATTTAGAACAGATCCACGGTTATTTTCAATTGATGAAGATGGACGTGGAACTATAGGAAATAAAGTAGTACCATCATTTTCATGAGTAGTCTTCACTGCAGTATACGGTACTTGCTGAGGCGGTATTCTTAAAGTTACATTTTTAACACCGTCCGCAGAACCACCAGATTCAAATCTAAAGAACTCTCTTGTTCCAATAGTAACTCCAATGGGACCAACTACAGGAGATTGAGTTACGGAGTTATATAAAACATTACCACCACTATTTACGCTACCATTACCTGGAAGGTTATAAAGTTCATATGTATTAGTCGTAATTCCAGATAGAGCTTGTATTTCTGGAATTACAGCAGTTTGACCAACTTCTATGGTATTTGTGAAATTTATTAAATTATAGCTAATGAATGGATTTGTAGTTGACGCAGATGGATTAGTAGAATTATACGGTTCCCAAGTATCAGTAATTCTTGAATGCCTATCATTACCACTAAGATCTTTCCAAAAATTTGTTTGTGAACTTGGAGTTTGATCTGCTGTAAGTGTTGATGGATAAGACCTACCTGTTCCCCAAATAATTCTAGCGGCACCGGCACCTCCAGCACCACCACCTCCAGCACTATCATCATCACGGGCACCGCCGCCACCACCATAGTTTCCTGCATTAAATCCAGAGTTATTGGCACCACCACTTCCACCACCACCTGAGGCAGCACCGTTAGAACCTTCACCTAAAAGACCTACACCACCTCCACCATCAGCGGTTCCAGTTGTAGCAGAATTTCCTCCTGCTCCACCACCTCCAGATCCGGCAGATCCACTTCCACCATTACTACCACCAGCACCACCATTACCAGAATAACCAGCGGCACCGCCTCCACCAGATCCAGAGTTGTCATTAGTAGCAGATCCACTAGAACCTCCAGTTCCACCACCATCTCTTTCAGTTCCTCCAGAGGCACCACCAGCACGAGCAGCAGTTTCTCTTTCTTGACCACCTTGACCGCCACCGCCACTTAGTAACGTAGTAGCACCCCGAGCGATTGTAGTAGTTCCACCTGCACCACCATCATCACCACTGGGTCCAGCAGCACCAGCAGCACCAACGGTTACGGTCAAACTTTCACCAGGACTTACTGTAAATGTTCCATAAGCGAGACCACCTCCTCCACCACCAGTGTTTCCTTCATTTCTATCACCATCAGATCCAGCACCACCTCCACCGCCACCAACGACAACGGCAGATACTTGTGTTACACCTGTAGGAACTGTGAATGTTCCACTAGAAGTGAAAACTTGTTGTCCTTGTGGAGTTCCTTCAGTAAGAAATTCATCATCTAGATGAAGTTCCAAATTTGAAGTTGGAATATCATCAAATGTATCTACTTCATTGATAGAATCTAAAACAATAAGATTTCCACCAGAAGTATTGCTCATCCTTTGATCTAGACCTATATCTGTAGAAGTATTTTCATCAAATTCATTTGAAAATACAGTGGACTCTTTACTAACGCTAAACGATCCATGATTATCATCATCAAATTCAAATGCAAACAGTTCTCCTGCATTTGAAAGTCTTCCTGCGTTTGCCATAATTATGATGCGCTATAGGTAAAGTCTAAAGAATCAGTGGTTTCATTATATAGTATCTCAAATCTTTCGGTAGATCCTGAGTTTTCAACTCTTACGGCACCTTTAACTGCAACATCAGTAGATTGTAATCTTTCATTAGCAGAATCATATGTTAATCCACTTGCATCAGTTTTAATAACTATTGATCCAGTTGCATTATTTGCAAATAATGGGAAACATGTTGTATCCGTAGACTCATCAAAAGCATTTACTGCAGCAGTAGCATTTTGCCATGTAGGAGCAGATGCACCATTAGAAGTTAAGACCTGACCACTAGTTCCAGCAGCGGTAAATGCATATGCAGTTCCTGTGCCGTAAGCAGCGCCACCGGCAGTTGGTGTTGCCGATCCATTAGTACCACCCCTAGCAATTGCCAGTGTTCCTGCATCTATATTAGATGCATTTGTGTAAAAAGTTCCCCCCTCACCATCAAGTAAATCAGCATTTAAGTTAGTAACTACAAAAGTACTATCAACTGTGAAAGGTGGTGTTGATCCAGTTGCACCACCGTTGAATGCTGGTCTGTTGTTGAAAGTCAGTCCTGCATTGCCAGTAAATACAGAAGTACCAGTACTTAAGTTGAGAATTTGATTGATACCTGCTGCAACTCCAGATGTAGCATCACCAAGTTCAAAACTCATAGTGGCATCACCACCACCAGTAAGGTCAGTGTTAACTTCAATTCTTCCCGCCTTACCGTTCTGTTCTGGAGTTCCACTTCTATGGTTAAATGTTACGTTTGCATTACCATATCCATCATTAATGGTAAGTGCAACACCACCAGATCCTCTACCAGACTCTAGGTTACCAGTTGTTGAATACAATCCAGTTCCAAGTTCTTTTGATGTTAAATTATTAAATTGATGAGTATGAGAATCATTTGTAATTGCAATAGCATTATAAGTTCCAGATACGTCACCACCAAAGGTAGTTCCAGTGTTGAGGTAAAAAGAACCTTGTTGACCATCAAGTAAATCAGCATTCAAATTCGATACTAATGTTGTAGAAGTAACTGTAAGAGGTGCAGTTCCTGTTGAAACAGTAGAAACTAATGTAGAACCAGAGAATGTTGTTGCTGAAAGAGTTTCATCAGCGGAATTATATGTTAATCCACTTGCATCAGTTTTGATACTTATTGTTCCTGTAGCGTCAGTAGCAAATAATGGGAAACATGTTGTATCAGTAGACTCATCGGCAGCATTTACTAAAGCAGTGGCATTTTGCCATGTAGGAGCACTAGTAGATCCATTAGAGGTTAATACCTGACCACTGTTTCCATTACTAGCACCACCAAGACCAATTTGTCCAGCAGAACCAATACGAAATCTTTCTGTATTTGATGAACCATTTTCAACTATAAAATTATCTCCGCTATCACCATATATTCTTGCCCTATTAGTTGTTCCATTTGCCCAGGTAAATTGATAATCTTCATCTAAAATAATTCTTCCAGCACTAATATCGAATTTTTCTCTTGGAGCAGTGGTATTGATGCCAACATTTCCAAGATTAGTTATGCGGAATAACTCATCTTTTGTTGCCCTTTGAGTTCCTGCTGAACTTGAAGAACCCGTTGCACTACCACCGACAATCTTACCAATAGTGAATACTGATGTGGTTGAGGAAGTTGCTTCACCAGCAATATACATGCCTGCTTGATCATCAATGTCTGCATGATTTGGTGCTAGTGCTATGTTTACAGTGGCACTAGATGTAAGGTAACCACTACCACCAAATCCTGCCCAATAGTCATTACTATTGCTGGTTGCTGTAACCCAATTAGTGACCCAGTTTCCAGCAGGATATGGATATGTATTTGTATTTGAAACTGGTTGAGTTCCGAATTTATTAATTGATAAACCAGTAAGAGGAGTAGTCTCATTGATACCTACAAAACCACTGGAAGTTATACGAAGTCTTTCCGATGTACCAGTACCAAATAATAAATTGCCGGTTGAAGTACCTCTTAATACAGTATCACCAACAGCAGAACCGCTTACAAAATTATTAACACTCGTTGACTGACCAAGAATTGATCTATCATTATCCGATGCATCAGTGGCACTAGAATTTAATCTAATTTGTGGTGTTTCGCCAGTTGCCAGGATAACACTACTTACATGTAATCTTTCTTGCGGATCTGCAATTCCGATTCCTAAATCACCATTTGAATCAAATCTTCCATACTCAACAGTACCAGAACCATCTCTACCACGGAAAATAATTTGACCAGTAGAAGTATCATCTCTACTTTCAACTACAAAAGTACCATTATTTGCAAGAATTCGTCCAAATTGATCGGTTCCATCTAAATCAGAAATTTTAAATGAAGGAGATCCAGTCCCAGCAATTTCAAGTTTTGTTGTTGGATTTTCAGTTCCGATACCAACTCGTTCGGTACTATTATTAACTACAAACCAATAGTCAGTTCCACTTCTTCCTAAGAATTTTTCAACCTGAGTACCATCTCTATAAAAATCAAATAGTTTTCCACCACCTGTACCGGAATCATTAATTGCTTGAATTCTTAATAATTGAGTTTGTCCGGCACCAATATTCCAACTCTTATTATCTGTTGCTTGATTCGCATCTGTAATTTTAAGGATAGGATTATTAGACTGTAAGTGCAGAAGTGTGTCTGGATTATCAGTTCCGATTCCGACTAAACCATCAGAAGCTATACGAACTTTCTCTGAACCCGCAGTCCAGAGTCTAAGAGAATCTCCGTTATTCGCATACCTAATCAATCCTCTGGCATCATTATCAGTATCACCAAAGATTACACCAACATCATCCGTAGTTCCTGCTTTAACTGATACGAAAGTACTTACAGAATCCTCAACGACAAGTTTTCTACTTGGATTATCAGTCCCGATACCAATATTACCATCAGATTTTATACGAAGTCTTTCTGTAGTTCCTCCTGCTCTAAAAAATAAATCATTAGATGAAGTTAAATCAATTGTACCGCCTGTGGAACCATTATTTCTAAATCTTAATACGGGAGTTCCATTAGTATCATCAATAACAATTTCAGTATCAGCACCCCCCAC